TACAGGAACTATTACACCATCTTGGAAGCGTAACTGCTCAACTGAACTTGAACCTACATCAACAAAGACACCAACACGATTGTTAGTATCATTAACTACAACTTTATTAAGTGGTGTAGCCACACCGGGATCACCAATCAATCCAATGACAGGGCCTTCTGCCGCTGTGCCATCATGCTTGTGACCCGATGTATTAACAAAAGCGGCTAATAACTGATTATATTCGTTATTAGAATCTGCCGCATTGATAATATCGCCATCGGTGTATGAAGACTGTCTTGTATAACCTGCCATTTATTTTTCCTTTTATCGACGAGCCGAAGCGTCAAATTCTAGCTGAAAACCTTTTAAGGAGTAGGGTTCAGAAACTCCGTTGTCAACAACTCTTAATGCTACAGCAAATCCACTACCTTCTACGGCTTGTCTTACAAGAGGATTAGACTGTCCTCCGTAAGTAGCTGTACCGTAAGTTGAAGTACCATATAAAGCTACCACTGTACTACTGTCAAACGGGTATGCCGCTGGGCGTGGTATGTTAGGATCTTCATAGTCATATCGTAAAAACAAATCAGAGTTTACTGCACCTGTTGGAGCATAGTTAATTATAACTCGTTGAAAGTTTTTTCTAATACCAGCATCACCCATTGTTAAGTCAGGTGATCTATAACGACCTATAATAGTTTCACCATCAAAAGTACTACCTTGTTCTTGTCTATATATGTAGCCATCAAAGCCTCCATGAAGAACATAAACAGAACCTTGTTCACTTAGTGAGTCAGTACATGAGGGCTGAATACCTAAAGTTTCACTATATGTATAACCTTCAGCGCCTCTATAAGCAATTACACCTTTAGTTGAGGCTCTTGATCGAGAATTTGTATTAACAAAAAATATTCTGTACTGTGTTTTATCTGGTACAACTACTGATTCAAATTGATCAACATCTGTATACACTGAAAAAAGTTCATGCACTTGAGCAGATATAGTACCTAATTCAACATCTCCAATTTTCTCTGTACCAGCAACTGTACGTAAGCCATCTCGACTTAGGAATATAATGTCACCAGCAAATTCTTTAATGGTTGATCCATTAATACAACCAACATTACGAGATACAGGCTGTAACTGAAAGTCTGATATAGTGTTACCAGTTAATCTAAATATACGTTCAGAACAAAATATAATTAAAGTATCACGAAAAGGAAAGATACCTGTAATTGTATCATCTACTCTAATAGAACCTGCACCATTAGCAGGACTAAAATCATTATCTGTATAAGGAGCTGTAAAGACCAACTCCTGTGGTGTAGCTGACATACCAGCAAAGAACATAGCATTCTTATATGATGTAACATACTTAGGATTACTAGGAGCACCTGTAGTATTAATATCAGTTACAGTAGAACCATCATATTTAGTTGCGTGATTAGCACCATCTGCCCAAATAATATGTGGAGTGTTATTAAAGTTATACCTAAAGAAAGTGTACTTAGTTGCGTTAGATCGTCCTGTGTCTATTGCTGACCATGCACCACTACCACTAGCCGCTTCATAAACTTTAGTTCCTCTAGCCGCTATGACTTTATTGTTACCGGCAAAGAAAGCTGACATAAGTACTGGCTCTGAAGCCGAAGCAGTCTGAGGAACAATATTACTGTTCCACTTATTGTAACCATTAATGCGTCTATAACCACCTGTAATATCAGCTTCAAAGTTTTGTAACTCTAAAGCCATACCTGCTTCCATTGTAAACGTAGAACGGTCAAGAACTAGTCCTCCTTGAAGAGGAAACACAAACGGGTTAAGACCAGATTCATCAGCCATCAGTAGCCCTTATAGTACAGTAGAACGTAAATAGTATGTTCTATTTATTAGTAAAGTTCTCATGTGTTTAATACCAGCTTCAAACCTTTGAAAGTTTAGTTGATGTTGCTGAGTCTCACCACGATATTGATAACCGTAAGAAGTAGCTCCATCTACAATAACACTTCTATACTGTTCTGGTATAGATGGTACATCACCTTGAGCTGATAAAGGAGTTACATAATTAAAGTATTCGTACCTTAAGGAGTAAGCTTTATCAGGGTAGGGATATAAACCATATTTATTTTCGGGGGTTCTAAACACATAAACAGGTACAGACCCTACTGTAGAGTCGTCCTCTTGAGAAATATGTTTTTCCATATAATCTTTATAGTCTAATAGTTTTAATTTACCGCCGGGGCAACTAAGAGAATCATCTTTTACTAATCTAAAGCTAGTATAATCTACATGTTTAGATGTAGTATTAATTGAATAACGTGTAGTACCTGCAACTAAAGTATCTGTAGATGTTGCATGATTGAAAGGCCAACTATACTCACTAGTATTAATATAATCTATTGCATCATTAATAGCATTTTTACATTGGGTTTGAAAACCTCTTGATGCACTAAAGTTACTAGCTGTTAAAGCCACTTCATTAAAACGGGCAATGACTTCATTTGTAATATCTAAATATGTGTACGCCATTGATTTTCCTTATAATGTGCTAAAGGGGCAAACATAAAGTCAGCCCCTAAAGTTTATTTATTATGCTAACAAGTCACGATCTACTTCGTCAGCTGCACCAGTAGCTCCTAATGGTTGATAAATCACAAAGAATTTATACGAACCTGCTGAAGGAGCATTAGATCCTGCAAGTTTAGCAGAGATTAATGTATCAGCATTCGTTACATTTGTTAAGCCATTTGCGGCGGTAACAATTGCAGCGGCTGCTTTACCAGCATTTATATCTACAGTACCTTGTGCGTCGATGTCACCACCTGTCACACCTAATGATACTGCGTTTGCACCGCCAACAGTAGCTGCTGCGATACACTCAGAACCTGCGGCAAGGACTACGCAATTGCGTGGTACTGTACCGATATCATGTACTGAGTTTGTTGTAAGAGAACCATGTGCGATTGTCGCTGTCTCTAAACGAACTGGGGAAGTTAAAGCCATTTTCTATTTCTCCTTACGCTGCGTTGTATTTAGCAGTAACGATTGCTTCTGGACGAAGAATCTTTCTACCGTATAAATGCATACCACGGACGATGTCAGCAAAGCTGTCAGGGTCACGATATGATTCAGTTTTATTTACCTGCTCTGCAGTTGCTACAGCAGAATCATGACCAGCAACAATAACACCGTAGTTAGTGTTTTGGTTAGCTGAACCTGATGTACCTGCTCCAGTACCTACTGCTGGTAAGTTGCTTGATGAATACAAACGGAAGCCGTGGAAGTTATTAATGACTAACCCATTACGTAATGCACCTGATTCACCGAAGTCAGCATTCATGAATCTAGAATCTTCGTCTGCGAGGATTTCTAAAAACACTGGATCTACTACAAGCCAACGACCTTGTGAGTCAACTTGTTGTTGGTCTAGTAAACGCTTCATACGTGCAACGACCATTGCTGGTGATGCTACTGCAGTTGGTAGAGCTGTTGCTCCCGGTAAACGTGGTGCTAATGGGATCGAGTGATCGCCAGCAGAACTTGTAGTGATGTTACCGAATGAATCTTTACGTAGCTTCATTGAAGTTAGTAATTCATCAGAACCTGCTGTTCCAACAGCTTTAGTGCCGTTTACTACATCGTTTACTGCTCCGGCTGGAGTATGTAGTGATGCTTGCTTAAAGCCTGACAAGTAGCCTAATACTTCTTGGTCATGTTGATCAGCCAAGCGGTAAGCCGCACGGTTGGTTGCCATGTCCATGAAATTAACATGAGAATGTGCTTCTTCAATATCGTCGATTTTAAATGCAAAGTAGTTTGCTTTATCAACAACTAGAGAAAAATCCTCGTCGTCTAGGTCTTGTGCAGATATTGTTGTGCCACGAGCATAAGCTGATACGCTTACCTCAGGCTCTTTGATAATTTTCACTGTATCGCCTTGTGCAGCGATTTCGCCAAAATAATCTGAGTTAGTGATGTCGCCACATACTGTGGACTTGCGGAATGCAAGCTGTACTTTTTTAGAATAGATTACGGAACTAAAGTTACCATTTGGTAAATTGCCGTGTCCTGCTGCTGTAGTAAAAGCCATTGTAAAATCCTCCGTTAGGTGTTTGGCTTATTTTTAAGTAAGCTAAACGAACCGATAAGAGGCTGTACTTTTTAGGGTGCATGTATATCTAAGTTGTAAGGATCAGTTACAGATCTTAAACACCACGGGCCTATACTTGTTCAGGTAGGTCTTATTATTGGTATGTTTAGACTTGGTGAGATAGTGTCTTAATAGTAAGGTGGTCACAGTGTGAGGCTTACTAAATCTTAAAGACACCTATAGTTATACATTATAGGCTATAGATGTCAATACTTTATTTGCAATTAACGTGCACCGCCTGTCATATCGTAGGAAAACTTACCTGCACGTATTGCTTCCATGATAGCATCTGCATTCTTTTCGTACTGAGCAGATGACATCTTGTGTACTTGAGACTCACTGAAGTGACCTGCACTATCATTTGAGTCGGGCTTAGTAGCTCGTTTGGTTACAACTGCAGAAGCGGCATCTTTAGTAGCTCTCTTCCTAGTCTTAGTATCCAAACCTTTATCTACTTTATATAAATCTATTACACGAGTAACAGATGCAGGATCTTCAGAGTTCTCGTATAGAGCTTCTCTTACCCACTTAGGTTGATCTCCTGCCCAATCGTGAAACTCGTCACTGCTACGTAAGTCATCAAAGTCAGGGTGTATAGCTCTGATCTCTTGTTCTAACTTAGTGCGACCTGCTTCTTCTGTAATACGATCTATCTCTTGTAGCCTTGCTTCAGCACCAGAGAACTTTTCTGCCGCTTTCTTAGATGCAATAGTTTCAACGATAGCCGCAATGTCAGGGTACTCGTTTGCCCATGCCTCAATGTCTTCATCAGACTTGGGTGGCCTAAGAGTTCCGCTTGTCTCTGAGTTCTCCAGTTGAGCCTGTAGTTGTTTAATCTCTGCAGACTGTTTGTTTAGATGGTCACGTAAATCACTGTAACGTTTCTTATAGGTACGTTCTTCGCCAGTTAACGCTTCATCTTCCTTAGTAGATTCATCACTGAGTTCTTTAGATTCACCATCAGGTTCTTTATCTTCTGAAGTATCTTCCTCATTTGATTGTCCTTTCATGAGCTTCTCTAGCTCTTCTTCTTCTTTTTGAATACGCCTCTTGTTGGCATTATCATTCTTATAGTTAGCGTTTACGAACCCTGCTGATTTAGGGGTTTCTACTGCTTCTAGTTCAGGCATATTGTTTTCCTTTATGTTGGGGCCAGCCTAAGCTGGGTAGCCTTATAGTTTTTTATAGGATAGTCTTTTAGTTATTTCTTTTTCTTTTTCATCAGGCCGCCTCTAGCTTTACC